CTAGGTGTTTAGCATATTTTATGGTATAATCAAATATTATGTGCGTATCTACAATTGAAAAATACGGTGCTACTCCAGCCAATATTCAATGGACCGTAGTCCGTGGAGATAGCGCAACCCTTAAGGTAGAGTTTTTTGAAGATGATGAGACCACACCTTACGATACATCCTCTTGGACTTTTAGCGCAACCTCTTATGACTCTAATGGAGATATTCTAGATGAACTAACAACTACAGCCTATGATGGCTATGTAGAGATTTTTGCTCCAGCATCTATTACTGCAAATTGGGGTGCTAATAAATATCGTTCAGTTGTAGCCGAACTACAATTTGACTTACAGGTTGTAATTGAAGGCGGTAGCGGAGAAAATGCAGACACAGTCTGGACTCCAGTAATTGGAACCATTTGCGTTCTAGGAAATGTAACTCCAGGTTTATAATGCCAATAGTAAAAGTATCCGCCAAGAAAGACAATCTGCCACCAGTAATAAAAATTGGGGCAAAAATATTTAAAGTTAAGAAGTAAGGGTTTGCCATGGCTAAGAGCATGGATTTTCCAGTCAATGTAAAAAAGAAAAAATATTCAGAAACAATACAAGAAACACAAGGATCTGGAATTCAGTATGTTGCTGTTCCTGGAATACAGGGAGCACAAGGTGAAAAAGGTCCAAAGGGAGATAAGGGCGATATAGGTCCACAAGGTCCTAAAGGTGATAAAGGTGATATCGGTCCTCAAGGTCCCAGGGGAGAACGAGGGGATCCAGGAAAAGGTGCTGAGGGATACGATAGCGTATCTGGTCAATATCCAGGATGGGCATATTATTACAATAAAAATATAAGAGAGATTCGTCTTGGACCAGAAAGAGGAGATGATGGTTGGGTATCTCTTGATTTTGTAAAAGATACAGCAAAATCCAATGAGACATACTTTCCTAAATCATCAGCCTCTTTATGGAATGACGAAGCAAAATCTTTTAATTTTAAAACCTTAAAACTAGGTGCCAAGGTAGATGTTAGATATGATTTTACTCTAACTACGTACATGAATAATACTGAGGTTTGGTCTAGATTATTTGTTCCAGATTATGAGCAAAGCCCTATAGGATATGTGGCTACTTTAAAATATCAATATTCTTATGATATGTCTTATTTACAAACCATCTATGTAGATGCCCAAAGAGTAAAAACTTTAGGTGGCTCTATTCAGTTTAGGGCAGACAATGAGAGTAACATAGTCTTAAATGGTATCTATATTTCTGTTTGTTAATGGTATAATGAGGTAGGAGGAATAATGGCATTTCCAGGTTCTTATAATTTTAACTACTACCGTGGCGACACATTTCAATTTGTGATTCGCCCAAAGACAGCAAATGGTCAAACTTTTGATTTGGCTGGTTACACTGCTGCTTTTACAATTGCAAATCAAGTAGGACCAAGCGGAAGTCAAACTCCAGCCACAGCAGTAGTAAATGCAACAACAGATATTGTAACTTGTACAATTACTCCAGCAGTTGGAAGAACATTAAGTTCTGGTAGTTTTGTGTATGATGTTCAAATTACAAATGGAACAGATATTTATACTTTACTTAAAGGAATTATTGCAGTAACAGATGACATTACGGGTGCAGTGTAATGCCTGATGTTTTATTAGATAATGATGATATTACAGTACTAGGTCCTCCAGAAACCTTAGAACTTTTAATAGATATTGGTCCAGAAGGTGCTAGGGGTAGCCAAATATTTGTAGGCGTTGGAAATCCAAATACAGAAGAAATTGGTCAAACTCCACTATTAAATGATTTATATATTAATACCTCTCCTGGAGCAGACTACGGATATTTGTATCAATATGTTTCTCAGCCTGGCGGAAATACATGGATTGAAATACTAGAGTTAAATCCAACAATCTATTCTAAAAATTTTTTAACTACCTATACCAATGGTGAGGCTTCTATAACTATTCCAATTTCAGATATTGTTACTTCTACCGCCACACCATTAGTTGCTGAAAATTTTAGTGTTCAATATAATATCGTAAATGATAACCCAGTTGCTTCTTCTATGAGCATACCCGCACTTGTTGGAGATGGCGAAGACTTGGTTATAAATTTTAAAGCAGCAGAATATGATGGAACTTGGGCAGATTTAGATGGTCAGGTAACAACACATTTACATATAACTATAATAGGGATAGACGAAGAGTCCTAAGATATATCTTTATGATATAATTCTAGAGAGGTGATATATGGCAGCAGAATCGATAGGTACGTTAGTACCAACTAAAATTCCAGGATTATCAGATCCCGCTGATATCCAGGCAGCCTTACGTTTATATCATTATGGCGACTACTCATATAATACTGCTAATTCATCCCCTGCCTCTTTAGTAAATCCATCTATTGCATATACAATTAACGATCTACAAGATCAAATTGATGCTATTGATATTGGTGGGGCATTAAAGGCAACAGATTTTAATGCAAAAGGAGATTTACTTTCTGCTTCAGCAAATGATACATTATCTGTTTTATCTGTAGGCACTAACGGTCAAGTTTTAACAGCCAACTCAGCAACAGCATCAGGTTTACAATGGTCTACACCAGAAGTTACACTTACAAATTCTGCAACGCTTACAAATAAAACATTAACGGCGCCAATTATTAACATTGCAATAAATCAAAAAACAACTGCATATGAACTTATTCTTACAGATAATGGAAAAATGGTTGAAGTTTCAAGTACTTCTCCAGTTACAGTTTCAATTCCTACAAACAGTACAGCATTTGCAGTAGGTGCTCAAATTACAATATTACAAACAAATACTGGACAAGTAACAATTGCTGCAACAAATTCTGGCACAACAGGAGTGTACGGAACTCCAGGATTAAAATTAAGAGCACAATGGTCATCTGCTGTATGTATTAAGCGTGACACTGAGTCTTGGGTTGTTCTTGGAGACTTAGTTGCATAATGGTAAGATTAGGACCAATATCATCCTCTGATGGTCGTAAACCAGGAACACCAACAATTGGCACTGCTACAGCAGGTAATGCTCAAGCAACTGTAACATTTACAGCACCAAGTTATTTAGGTAAACCAGATTCTCCTTTAACATACACTGCTGTTTCCTCACCTAGTTCTATTGAGAATACTGGTTCTGGATCACCAATTACCGTGACTGGACTATCTAATGGAACATCATATAGTTTTACAGTTAAGTTAAATAATACAGTTATGGACTCTGATTTTTCATCATCAAGCAATAATGTTACTCCAGCAGGTGCTACCCCACCCCCACCTCCACCTCCACCTCCACCATCATTCCCACCACCACCGCCATCATTCCCACCACCACCAACATTTGGAGAAACCTGGGGAGCATGTAGCAATACAGGATTTTATGGTTATTCTCAATGTACAGCACCATTCCAAAGAACAGATTACCTATGTGTAACTGGAACACAAACATCAAACCTTGGCAATACTAGATATTGTGAAAGTTGCAATGTTTTCCAGACAGCAATTGATGCAAATTGTGCTTGATTTTAACAATGGGTTTTGATTAATATAGTTTAATAGTGTATACTTAATATAGGGGTAAAAATGATAAAAAACAAATGGCAAGAATATAAAGAAAAAGGTGGGACAACTCCACTAGATTTATTTAATTTTAATGTAGAAAAAGTTTCTGATGAGATTAAAGAGTCTAGAATGAGTATCTGTTTATCTTGTCCAGAATTATTGCAAACAACTAAACAATGTAAAAAATGTGGATGCTTTATGCAATTAAAAACACAACTAAAACCATCTAAATGCCCCATAGGCAAATGGTAAAAAATAAAAGGAGAGCAAAATGAGTGAAAATACAGAACAAAATTTGTCAAATTTAGCAAGAACTGAAACTCCACACTTAGTGGCTTTTATTGTCGACAATGAAGTTGTTTTTATAATCGGTGCTAGCGAAATGTACTATTCAATTTTAATGAGTAACCCAATAATAAAAGACGTGTCTGGTCAGACTGTTGACCAAGGAGGAGCCGTTACTTTTGGCAGCATTTATGATCCAGAGACTGATACTTTTGAACTACCTCAAAATTAATTGAATATGTTTAAAATAAAAACAGAATAGATTAAAAATGAAAACTAGTATCTTTAAAGATAATAAAGAAATTGAATTAGAATATGAAATTCTTGGACCATCCATATATGTTTATAAAAATGCAATACCTAAAGAATGGAATTGCATAGAAAGAATTGAAAATTCCTTATCAATTCCAGGAACTAGATTTAAATGGAGGCAGGCTGGAGTTTCTTATGGAGATACAAATTTAGATCATAGAAAATGTAAAGATTTTAAAATTAAAGAAGATATACTTGAGCCTAGAGATGAATATTCATCAGATATGTTTGATTTACACAAACAAATTATGGATTCATTAAAAACTTGTATGTCTCATTACACTGGTGAAAATTTTTTAAAACAAATAGAGTATTATGAATGTATAAATATAGTTCGGTATGGCAAAGGTGAATATTTTAAAGTTCATACCGACGATGGAGACCCATATAGGTGTACAGTTTCTTCAGTAGGATATCCAAATGATAACTATGAGGGTGGAGAACTATTTTTTAAGTTATTTAATATTAAGTATAAACCAACCGCTGGAGATTTTGTTATTTGCCCTTCTGCATATTCTTATGCACATTCTTCAGAGCCTGTAACAAACGATGGAATAAAATATTCATTTGTAATTATGTCAGATAGAAATGAGTTTGCACATAGAGCAGACTCTCCAGCATATCATCCAGAATCAATTAGAAAAAAATATGGAGTATAGGTAAATGTTTAATCCTAAAATAATTGACAATTTTTTATCAGAAAATGATTGCGCCTTTTTAATTAATACAGTTAACAATATAGAACCATGGGAAAGTGGCGGAAGTGAATTTTGGAATAATAGATGTTTAAATGCTGCAAACATATATAATAAAATTAATAAAACTGCTGGAGAAATATTATATGATATAAGAAATAAAATTAAAACAATTATTATAAAAGAATATAATTTAGATAGTGAAGTCTATCCAGATTTAACACAAATAGTTAGGTGGTTTCCAGGAATGGAACAAGCCCCACACTCTGATGATATGGCAGATATGGACAACACAACTTGGTTTAATCATAGAGACTTTGGGGCAATTGTATATTTAAATAGTAATTATTCTGGCGGTCAAACATACTATCCAGATCATAATTTTTTTGTAGAACCTAAAGTTGGTAGACTAGCATTACATCCAGGAGATAGGGACAACTATCACGGAGTTACAAAAATTGAAAATAATACAAGATATACGATTGCATCTTTTTGGACATTAGATAAAAACTATTATGATAACTGGATCATACATTAATGACTCTGGGTATCCTATCCCAGAAAATAAAATTATTGTAGTTCCCCATTCATTAGATAACGATGGGTGGTATAAAGAAATCATAAAACCATTAAAAGGAGAAAATAAAAGAGAATGGTTTAATTCCCACTTTTATTATTGCTTGCCATTAATTATAGGGAATCAATATGGATTTGTAATTAATTCATTAAGAGACTTTGAAGTATTTTGGGATGGAACTGATAATGAGGCTACTATTACTTTTTTAAATAATGATAATCAGGAAAAGCAAATAATTAAAAACGGATTTAGCAAGGGTATAGTAACAGTACAAAATTTATTTTCACTAAAAACTCCAGTAGGAATTAACATAATGACAATACAGCCACCAAACCTTTTTATACCTGGATGTTCCGCTATGACTGGGGTAATAGAAACAGACCAAATAAGGAGAGACTTTACATTTAACTTTAAAGTCACAGTCCCAAATCAAAAAATAACAATAAAAAAGGGAGATGCAATAGGAGCCTTTATTCCTATTCCAAGATACTTTGTAGAAAGGTTTGAAATAGGACTAGTTACTGATTTTTTTGATAAAGATTTACATGTTAATGAGGTTTTAGAAATGAACAGACTTTCCGATGAAAGACTTGGTATAGACAAGACAAAGCCACACTTTTCTGGTAGGCGTTATTTTAGCGGTACACATACAGATGAAACTAAATACCCTGACCATCAGAAAAAAGTATTATAGTGGTGTATAATATGTATGAGGTTTGTGATAAAGGCATACTCTAAATACCGTCTGAAATATGGCGGTATTTATATAATAATTAGTGATATAATTAGACATAGATTGGAGCATACAAATGCCAAATTTTGCAGTAATAGACGGAGAGTCAGTACTTAACACAATTGTCGCTGATTCCCAAGCAATAGCAGAAGAAGTAACAGGTAAAACCTGTATTGAATTTACAACTGAAGGCGCAGAGCCAGGTGGAACATATTCTGGTGGGGTATTTATCAAAAGAAA